TCGTTCATTTTATGCTCCTCAATTTATTATTTGATTCTCTCTTATTTTATCTGAAAAGAAAACCCTTTTCGGAATATCATTTAAAATCCTTGTTTTTTATTACTTTACTTGAGTACTCTTTTGACCATATTAATTCACTACATTCCTTTCTATAGTCTGCACCTTTGTATCTGTAATTTGCGATTGTTATTGTTGGTTGGCTATATAAAAATGCATGTGGGTGTAACACAGCTACTCTTTTAATATGATTGATATGTATTTTGCCTTTATGACAAACAGTACCTAAAGCATCTAAACTTGTTTTCCAAAGGTCTTTGTATTGCTCGTAATTGTCTATAAAGAAATTAGTTCTGTCTGCCATGTAATCTATACTGTCATCGTAATCACTCATAAATTGCTTTATGTGTTTATTCAAATCGTTATCAAGCCTAGATACTTGCTCTAAGGCATCTTCATCTGGATATAAGTTTTTAGGACTGACATCAATTTCTAATACGACTGCTTTATCATCGTCATAGTTATTAGCATCATATTCACCATCAGGTATGCTTTCATCAGCTAAATGGTAAGTGCTATTGAAAGCAAAATAACAACCATAACAATTAGTCAGGTAGACCATTTCAGGATTACTTTTTAATGTGTGTTTCCAATTGCCATCACCCTTACGTGGAACAATAGATTTTGTTTTAATAATTTGTTGTAGATTTCTGTAAGACGTTCCGTGGTATAGTTTCATTTTATCTCCTTCAATTTAGTACGTTATGGATTCTGCCCTATATTTGCAAAAAAGAAAACCCTTTTCGGAATAAATAGTTATTGTCTTATAATGTAGAATAAAGAATAATTAAATAATAAATTGAGGAAAGTAATATGAAAATAATAAAAAACACATCTGCGTTTGATACTGTAAAACTTAAAACACTTTACAGTCACATACATAGGGAGATATCTAAATCAGAAGGCAAACTTAGATATTGGAAAACACTTAAGATACAAATATGGCAAAAGAAACATGGCTATTCTGGTCATGCATACTTAGATAAATACTATGGTGTGAATCACGATATGCATTTATCAATGTCAGAGGATTTAAGTTTGTACCACATAGCACAATTGTTCGCACATGAGTTGATGCATAACTATGGATATGAACATTCACAGTTTAGGCATCACCCACTTGATGAAAAACAAATGGCAATTATTACTGATAAGTTTACTGATGCAGACTATTTCAAGAAAGTAGATAAACCAAAACAACCCATAAATAAAGTAGCTAAGAACTATAAACAGCTACAAAGTAGACAAGCTAATTTACTTAAGAAGCAAAAACAGTATGAAAGCAATCTGAAAAGGATAGCTAACAGCATGAAGAAAATAGAACGAAAGCTAAAGCATTACGAAAAGATTTATGATGAAGATAGGCTTACTCGTAAACATGATGAATACATACCGAAACAACCTAAAGTAAAGATAGATTGGTATGAGGAAATTAAAAAACTAGCAGACAGGCATCAAGGATTAAAAGTAGAACAATATGAAGAATATAATGAGTACAATAGTTTGTTCTTTGAAAAAGATGTTTACATAGATGGCAACCACCCAGACTACTGGGATTATGACAAGACAGGTACTTATCCTTGCGGTAGAAGATACACTTGGCAACAATTATATAAATTGACTGTACAAGAACTAAAAGATTTAGATAGATATGTTGAAGAATAAGTATTATAGAATTTACATCTATTCCGAAATGTATTACATTGTGAGAAATATTGAGAAAATATGGCTACTAAAACAGCAAATAAAAAACTTACTGATGCACTTAAATTACAAATACGTAATGAATATGTGCAAGGTATTGACGATGAATCAGGTGAAAGAGTTTTGTTCACTCTTGATGAACTGTACAAAAAGCATAAAGTAGCTAAATCAACGCTTTACAGGGCAGCTAACAAAGAAAGTTGGAAGGTAGAAAGAGAAAGATTTCAACAACAATATTTGTCTAAGCTAGACCAAGAAAGAGCCAAAAATCTAAGTGTAGAATCTAAGAAGTTTGATACAAACAGTCTCAACTTAGCAAAAGCATTAATGGCAACAGTCGGACAGAACATAAGAAAGAACACTGAAAACATCAATGAAGGTAAAAAGAACTTTATTCCTTCGCAAATAAACGCTCTAGCTAATGCTGCATTATCCGCACAAAGATTGGCAAAATTAGCATTAGGAGAAACAACCCATAATGTGGAACTAAATGCAAACATCACAGAAGAAGCAGCCTTCAGAGAAGCTATGGAATTGCTTGACACAGTTGCAAGAAACAAGCAACAAGCAAACGATAGCTCTGTACACTAATTGGCTAAAGACAGCTAGAGCAAAACAAATAGCACCTGACGTAGATTTCTACATATGGTTAATACTAGCAGGACGTGGTTGGGGTAAAACTAGGACAGGTGCACAAGATATTGTTACTTATGCATTAAGGCATCCTAATTCTAATTGTGCAGTAGTAGCACCGACTCATGGTGATTTAAGAAGAGTATGTTTTGGTGGTCCAAGTGGTTTATTGTCAATTATACCAAAAGAATGTTTCATAAAGTCTAGTGACCAAAAGGGATATTCTTCTTCAACGTCTGAGATAAGATTATCTAATGGCTCAAAAATATCAGGCTTTGCTGCACAAGAACCAGACAGACTTCGTGGTCCTCAATTTCATAGAGCATGGTGTGATGAGTTAGCGGCTTGGAGATATCCTGAAGCATTTGATCAGTTAATGTTTGGTCTGCGTTTAGGAGCAAAACCGCAGTGTGTCATAACTACAACACCTAAACCAACAAAGATAATAAAAGAACTTATTGAAAGGAAAGATTGCCATGTTACAAGTGGCAGTACTTTTGAAAACGAAGCAAACCTTGCTGAAAGTGCATTGGCTATGCTTAAAGATAGATATGAAGGTACTACATTAGGTCGGCAGGAGTTATACGCAGAAGTAGTTGATAACTTTGAAGGAGCATTGTGGAATAGTGCCGAAATTGAAGAAACAAGGCTCAGAGATGACACAGAACGTGAACTAACTAACATAATTGTTGCTATTGACCCTGCAGTAACAGCAAACGAAAATTCAGACGAAACAGGTATTATTGTGGTTGGCAAAGACATGAATAACGAATACTATGTATTAGAAGATTTGTCTGGGAAGTATTCTGCAGACAAATGGGGTAGAATAGCAATAAGAGCCTATTATGAATGGGAAGCTGATAGAATAGTGGCAGAAGTTAATAATGGTGGCGACTTGGTGGAAAGACTGCTAAGAAATATAGATAGTGATATTCCTTATAGGTCAGTTCACGCAACAAGAGGGAAGCTAGTAAGAGCAGAACCTATTGCTGCATTGTATGAGCAGAAGCGAGTTCATCATGTTGGTTATTATCCTGAATTAGAATCACAGATGTGTACTTATACAGGAGATATAAAAACGAGTCCTGATAGACTTGATGCATTAGTTTGGGGTATGTCTGAATTAAGCAAATCAAAAGGACATGTAAATTGGAGAATAAGCTAATGGCAGAAAAGAAAAATCTATTTCAAAGAATGTTTGGTAGCAATGTAATCCAAACAGATATAAAACAAGCAGGCAACATGGTCGGTTATTTCGGTGTGAATTCTCACAGCAAAGAATACAAATATGCAGATTTAGCAAACGAAGGTTATAAGAAAAATGCGATTGTATATCGTTGTGTCAATGAAATATCAAAAGGTGCAAGTTCTGTAGACTACTTACTCAAAAGCGGTGATGATGTGATAGAGCAACATCCACTGATTAATCTTATGGATAGACCCAATCCATTACAGTCTAAATCAGAGTTTATGAATGCCATGTTTGGTTTTCTTTTATTAAGCGGTAATGCTTATGTTCTAAAAGTAGGTAGCGAAATAGGGAAGCCGAGAGAACTACATTTATTAAGACCAGACCGAGTAGTTATACAAGGCGGCAACAAATCTATACCACAAAGATACGATTATGTTATCAATGGCAAAGTACAACAAAGTTTCAAGGTAGACCCCAACACAGGATTTAGTGAACTTAAACACATCAAACTGTGGAATCCATTAGATGATTATTATGGTTGTTCGCCACTTGCAGCGGCAGCAGTAGAAGTTGACCAACACAATTTAGCCAGTCAGCACAATATAAATCTATTGAATAATGGTGCAAGACCAAGCGGTGCTGTTATATTCAAGCCTAAAGATGATGGTGGTTTTGCAATCAATTTGTCTGAATCACAAAGACAACAGTTACTAACAGACCTAAATAACAGATTCACAGGTGCAAGTAACGCAGGTAGACCGATGTTGTTAGAAGGAGATTTTGATTGGAAGGAAATGGGTTTGAGTCCTAAAGACATGGATTTCATTAATCTAAAACACATGAGTGCTACCGATATCGCTTTATGTTTCGGTGTACCTTCACAATTAGTCGGTGTTCCTGATGCACAAACTTATGCAAATGTGGCAGAAGCAAGATTGGCATTGTATGAAGAAACAATAATCCCACATTTAAAATTAGTAGAGTCAGACCTTAATGAATGGTTAGTGCCTATGTTTGATGAAAGACTGTATTTAGAATTTAGTACAGAAGAAATACCTGCATTAGCAGAAAGAAAAAGAAAAACTTACGAAAACATTACACAGGCAGTAAATGCAGGAATCATGACAAGGAACGAAGCCAGAGAACAGATTGGTCTTAGTCCTGTTGATGGTGGTGATGAAATATATATCAATGCATCCTTATTCCCATTAGGTAGTGAAAGTCCACCAGAGCCTGACAAACCTGATAACGAAGTAGACCTAAATGAATACGAAGATGTTGAAGAAGAAGAAATTGATGGAGAAGATAAATATGATTTTTGGCATGACGAAAAAGCGATTGCAGATATTGATTTTACACCTAGTGATGGCATGGCAACCGAAGCAAAAAGAGGTCTGAAATGGAGAGAGGAATATAAAAGGGGTGGAACAAGAGTCGGTGTAACTAGAGCCAATCAGTTGATTAGCAAACAAAAACTTTCGCCAAGCACAGTAAAACGTATGTATAGTTTTTTCAGCAGACACGAAGTAGATAAACAAGGACAAGGATTTAAACAAGGTCAAGAAGGTTATCCAAGTGCAGGAAGAATAGCATGGGCGTTGTGGGGTGGCGACGCAGGTTTCTCTTGGTCTACTAAAAAAAGAAATCAAATAGAAAACGAAAGCAAAGCAGAAGCTGATGCATTAAAAGTAGGTGATATGGTTTCTTGGGATAGTTCTGGCGGCAGAGCAAGAGGTAAAATCAAAAAGATTGTGAGGTCTGGTAAGTTACCAGTACCTGACACTAACTTAACGCTCAATGCGACAGAAGAAAATCCTGCATGCCTTATAGAAGTTTATCGTGGTGGTGAGCCATCAGAGATAATAGTAGGACACAGATTTGCAACGCTACGTAAAATCTAATGACATTATCGTTAGTGCAAACTAAACAGATACAAAATTTCCGACAGGGAAGGATAAATACTCGCAAAGAAATACGCAGACAACAAATACTAAGAAGAAATCTAGAAAGAAGAATATACCGACAGTTGTTGAGTGCTTTCAGTAGATTCGTTAACACTAAGGCTTACTTATTTAAAGAATTTAATCTTTACAATCAGTTTATAGCAGCCAGAGACTTAGAAGAAGAATTCCTACCTATTATGTTTATGCATTATAAAAAAGTGTTTAGAAGCATATTTGATTCTAACGAAGCTAACTATGACAAAATAAAAAAAGCAGATGAAGCAGTAATATTTGGCAGAAACATTGATATTGAGGAATTAATAGAAATTTACAACAAGGGTAGACTTTTATATCTTTCTGGTATATCAATGTCTATAGCAAAGAGAGTTGAAAGAATAATAACCGAAGGAAGGGAAGAAGGTTTGAGTGTAAATCAGATTGCACAGAATATTAGTAATAAAGTTTTGCCTATTAGTAAAAGCAGAGCCGCTTTGATTGCAAGGACTGAAACACACAATGCTGCAAGTTTCGCAAATCATCAATATCACGATATATTGAAAAAAGACTTAGATTTGAATATGATGAAAAAATGGGTTTCAACAAGTGACAACAGAACGAGGTCTGCACACGTTGAAGCAAATGGACAAGTTAGGGCAATGGACGAAGATTTTGACATAGGCGGTACACAAATGAGTCATGCAGGAGACCCAAGAGGTGGTGCAAAAAACAATGTGAATTGTAGGTGTGTAATAATCTATGCAGACGCTGAAGATATTGTGCTATGATTAACAATGAATTACTATATATAGTAAAACGAGGATAGCTTTATGACAACTGAGTATACAGATGCAGAAAATATCTTAGCTAATCGTACAAGCCTGTACACCTCTGACGAGGTTTCTAACGAGAAAGAAAGTAAAGACGAAATAAGGAAAGATGTTTTCACAACATCAGAAGAAGCCGAAGCACGTGCAGAAGAAATAGGTTGTGCAGGAATACATTCACATGACGAAGAAGGCAATACAATATATATGCCTTGCAAAACTCACGAAGAATACATCAGTGCAACTGGCGAAGATGTTAAAAACCAAGTTATAGAATTACCTACAGATAACGAGTACATAGAAATCAAAACCGAAATCAAAGCCTACGAAGAAGAAGAAGGCGAAGATAAAGAGTATGGTGAGTTTGAAGGTTACGCATCGGTATTTGAAAATACAGACTTAGGTAATGATGTCATAAAAACAGGAGCATTCAGAAGAAGCCTTAAAAAAAGAGGTGTCATGGGTGTTAAATTGTTATACCAACATAAATCAGATATGCCTATAGGTGTATTTGAATCAATCAAAGAAGATAAGCAAGGACTGTACGTTAAAGGTAAATTAGCCTTAAAAACGACAGCAGGTAGAGATGCTTATGAATTATTAAAAATGGGTGCTTTAGATGCAATGTCTATTGGTTTTAGAGCAAACCCAGAAGAAGTTTCTTACGACAAGCGTACTAACAAACGCATGATTGGAGAAGTAGATTTAATGGAAATCTCATTAGTCACTTTCCCTATGAATCCTCAAGCGAAGATTCGTAGTGTAAAGGGTACTGAGGTTACTATTAGAGAATGGGAAAATGGAATGCGAGATGCTTTCTCATTATCACGTTCAGAAGCAAAGGTGGCTGCAAAAGCAGTTCACGAGGTATTTGAATTAAAGACAGGTAGTGAGACGCTAGATGTCAGTGAGTCTAATGCTGAATTGGTAGATGCCTTAAAAAACTTAACTTTAACCCTAAAAAACACACAGTAAGGAGGACAATATGTCTGAAGATGTGAAAAAGGTTATGTCAGAGTTTGGTCAAGCGTTTGAAGAATTCAAAAAAGCTAATGACGAAAAACTGGAAAACCTAGAAAAAGGTTTAAGTGATCCACTGCTAGATGATAAATTAGCGAAAATAGAAGCAAAGCTAGATTCGTTAGAGGACATCAATCAAGAGATTACTCAAACCAAAGCAAAACAGGAAATTGCTGCTGAAAAGGTTGAACATTTAGAAACAGTTCTTACAAGACCTGAATCTGGATATGATGCTAAACAAGTAGACAGTACTGTTCAAGCGTTTGACAACTATTGTCGTAAAGGTCTAGAACACCTAAACGATATGGAAAGAAAAGCGTTAACTGTCAGTAATGACAGCACTGGTGGATATTTAGCACCACCTGAGTACGTGAGAGAGTTACTAAAAACAGTAACAGAAATCTCGCCAATCAGGAGTATTGCTAGAATCCGTTCAACAGGACAAAGAAGCATCCAAGTTCCAAAAAGAACTGGACAGTTTTCTGCTGCATGGGTCGCTGAAAGCGGAACAAGAGCAGAGACTACTGGTTGGAATGTAGGTCTTGAAGAAATCCCTGCACACGAGCATTACGCACTTGTGGATATTTCAGAGCAAGATTTAGAGGATTCTGTATTTGACCTAGAAGCTGAAATGCAATCTGAGTTCGCAGAGCAATTTGCGAAGGCAGAGGGTGCTGCTTTTGTTAGTGGTGATGCAGTTGGTAAACCTGAAGGATTTATGACTAATGGCGACGTTGGTTTTATAGTTTCAGGAGACGCTGATGAAATTACTGCTGATGGATTAATTAGTCTTGTGCATAACATTAAGTCTGAATATTCTAGAAATGGAACTTTTGTTTTTAACAGAACTTCATTAGCTAAAATAAGAAAACTTAAAGACACTGCAGGACAATATGTATTCCAAGCAGGTATGACTCTACAAGGTGGTGTTACTAACACTATTCTTGGTCAAAGCTATGTTGAAGCAACTGATATGCCAAGTGAAGGTTCTGGAACTTTCCCTGTAGCATTTGGTGACTTTAGACGTGCTTATATGATCGTTGATAGAGTTTCTATGGCGGTATTGCGTGACCCATTCACACAAGCTACAACAGGTAATGTTAGATACATTGCTAGACGTAGAGTTGGTGGACAGGTCGTCCAAGCGGAAGCGATATCTAAACTTAAATGTTCTACTTAATAGGAGGTAATTATGAAAGATTTATCAAATAATATAGTTCCTGTAATGAGCATAATCCCTGCAGTAAAAACAGCTGCAGCCAATGGTGTAGGAGTTGACCTTCAAGGTTATGAATCCTGTCTAGCGGTTGTAAATGTTGGAGCAGAGGGTGATACTCTTGCAGCAAACTTGAACTTCCAAATATCCTTAGAGCATAGTGATGACGACTCAACTTATACTGACGTTGCACAAGCAGACATCATAGACGGAACTATTGCCAGTGGTGGTATATGGTTAATCTTAGATGGTACTGCAGGCGGTAACCCAGATACAACAGGGTCTATTCACCAAGTTGGATATGTCGGTGGTAAAAGATATGTAAGACTTGTAATTGCTAAAACAGGCACACATTCAAATGGTACAAGTATCAGTGGAATTATCCTGAAAGGTAATGCAAGACATACTACAGATAACACTGTAACAATCCATAATGTCTAATCGCATTATGTAATTGGAGATGGGTAGGCTTTCGGGTCTACCCACTCTTTTTGAGGTATAAATATGGCAAGTTATAAAATTCTAGTACCAAAAGTAGGTACAAATAATGAATTAGGCACAGATTCAAGGCTTTATAAACACGATGAGATAGTGGAAGCCAAAGAAACATGGCAAAAAGATTTAATGGAAGTTTTTGTTAGCAGAAATTGGGCAATGGAGATTAAAGTAGAAGATACTAAAACTATTGAAACTGCCGAGCCTGTGAGAGCAAGAACAGATAAAGGACACTTTATTGCAGATGACCCAGATACTCCTGATGTCAATGAAGCCTATGAGGGTGGTGTTGCACCTAAAAAAACAACTAAGAAAGCTACTAAGTCTACTGCGAAGAAAACTACTAAAAAATAATCTTCCTAGACAAATAGTGGTAAGATAAAAGAAGCAGAAGCTGATAAATGGTAGATACCATGCTAACTATAGGAATATGTTTTAATGAGTGCAGGTTATCATCATTTTATAATAGAACAAGGTGCGACATTTGGTCAGACACTAACACTTAAAGATGCAAGTTCAACGCTTGTTAATCTAACAGGCTATTCATCAGCTGAAATGGATTTAAGAGACAATCCAGAATCAAGCACAACAATATTCACATTAACAACAGGCAATAGCAGAATCGCTTTAGGCGGTACTGCAGGCACAGTTACGCTAACGATATCCGCAACAGATACTGCAAATCTAGCAGTAGGTGATGGTGTTTATGACTTGGAAATAACAAATTCCAGTGGTAATGTTTATCGCATAATGGAAGGAACTTACAGCGTAAGAGGTAACACAAGTAGATGAGTACAGTAAGTCAAATAACAGTCACCGATGTAAGTACTATTTCAGTTGTTACAGCAGGTACTCAAGGTGTTGCAGGACCAAATACGATACTAGGCAGAAGTGTTGTTACTTCTACTGCAGGAACAGCAGGTTCACTATTAGTTTATGACCATGCAAATTTGCAATGGGAAGATAGTCAATCTACAAGGTCACAATCTTTAACAGCAAAACTTTATAACTTAGGTTTTACAAGCGGTGGTTCTGTAGTTACAGGTGTATTAGACGAAGATAACATGGGTTCTAATAGCAATACTAAACTTGCTACACAACAATCTATTAAAAGCTATGTAGACGTGCAAAATGCAGCACAGGCTATCAATTTCCAAGGCGACACAGGTGGTAATCAAAGCGTTACTATAAACACCGAAGTATTAAACATAACAGGTGGCACAGGCTTAGATACAGTAGGCTCTAGTAATACTGTAACAATAAACATAGATAGCACAGTCACGACGCTAACAGGAACACAGACTTTAATTAACAAAACTTTAACTGCACCAGTCCTCAACACAGTGGACATCAATGGTGGAGATATAAGTTCAGGCACTGTTATTAACAAATCCCCCACAATCACACTTGCAGGAGATTTAAGTGGTAATGCTACACTCTCCCAACTTGGCAATGCTACTCTAACTGCAACTATTGTTGCTAACAGTGTCGCTTTAGGAACTGACACGACAGGAAACTACATTGCAACTATAGCCGCAGGTGAAGGAATAGATGTTAGTGGTAGCGGTAGTGAAACATCGGCAGTAACAATTAGTGCAGAAGATGCCACAGACTCCAACAAAGGTGTCGCATCTTTCAATAGCACAGATTTCACAGTTTCATCAGGTGCAGTAACAGTAAATGTAGAAAGAATCCAAGACATCGTAGGAGCAATGACAACGAGCAATACAGAGAGCGGTATTGCAGTAACGTATCAAGACAGCGATGGTACATTAGACTTTGATGTAGGTGACTTTGATATAACCTTAACTGGTGATGTAGCAGGTAGCGGCACAGTAACGAATCTAGGTAATGTTTCTTTTGCAGCTACTATACAAGCTAATTCAGTAGCGTTAGGCACAGATACGACAGGAAACTATGTAGCTACTATTGCACAGAGCAATACAGGTATTGACGTAGCTAATAGCGGCTCAGAAACTGCAGGTGTAACACTAGGTCTTAATACAGAACATGTACAAGACTTAGTAGGTGCAATGTTCAGCAGTAACACAGAATCAGGTATAGATGTTGTATATCAAGATGCCGATGGAACTATTGACCTAAACGTATCAGACCCAACCATAACTCTTAGCGGTGATGTTGCAGGTAGTGCCACAATGACCAACTTAGGTAATGTGACTATCTCTACAACCATACAAGCGAACTCTATTGTTCTTGGCACAGACACAACTGGTAATTATGTCGCTGATATAACAGCAGGAGAAGGTATTGATGTATCAGGCGGTGGCTCAGAAAATGCAACAATTACTGTTAGTGCAGAGGACGCTACTTCATCTAATAAAGGAATAGCTAGTTTCAATGCAACCGACTTTACAGTAAGTTCTGGTGCGGTAACTGTAAACGCAGAACGCATACAAGATATTGTTGGTGCTATGGTGGGTTCCAACACCGAAAGCGGCATATCAGTAACTTACGAGGACAGTGATGGCACATTAGATTTCAATGTCAATGACCCAACACTAACCTTCACAGGAGACGTTACTGGCTCAGGCACTATGACAGACTTAGGCAATACTTCTATTGCTTTGACAGTAGCAGCAAACAGCGTTGCATTAGGAACAGACACCACAGGAAATTATGTATCTACAATCACAGGCACAGCAAATGAGATTGAGGTAAGTGGTTCAGGAAGTGAAACTGCAAGTGTTACTGTCGGATTGCCAGATAACGTAACAATCGGTGGTAATTTAGTCGTAACAGGTAATTTCACAGTTAATGGCACTGAAACAACAATCAACACCGCAACGCTAGATGTAGAAGATTTAACAATAAGAGTAGGTAAAAACGCAACCTCATTAGCAAATACCAATGGTGCAGGTATAGAGTTTGGTGCTTCAACAAGTAAACCTACTATTACATGGGATAACAGTAACAGCAGACTTACTTCTAACAAACCATTCCACTCAGCTTCATTAGTAGGTGCTGTAACAGGTAATGCCAGTACTGCAACAACCTTAGAAACCGCTAGAAACATACATGGTGTTAGTTTTAATGGTAGTGCAGATATTGACCTATCAGAAGTTATATCAGACACAGTGGGAGCTATGTTCAGCTCTAATACTGAAACAGGTATCACAGCTACATACCAAGATGCAGACAATACTTTAGATTTTGTTTTAGCTACCGCACAACCGACAGTAACAAGTCTTGGCACATTAACAGGTCTTACAGTAAGTGGTGATGTAACATTTACAGGTGCAGCTACCAATATAGTATTTGATAAATCAGACAATGCCCTAGAGTTTGCAGACAGTTCAAAAGCTGTTTTCGGTGCAAGTAATGATTTACAGATTTTCCATGATGGAAATAATAGTTTTATAAACGAACTAGGCACAGGAAACCTGTCAATAAAAGCTAGTAATGTTTTGTACCTAATGAGTGGAGACTCAGAAACTTATGCTACATTTACAGCTAATGGTGCAGCAGTTCTTTATAACGATAATGCAGCTAAATTAGCAACCACTTCAACTGGAGTAAATGTTACAGGAACTCTTGATGCTTCACTTCAAGTGTTGGTTGGTACTAACGATAGTATATTTGCAGAGAATAATTTAAGGTTTAAATCTTCTGGTACTGCTTACATAGACCATAATACTGTAGATGCAGACATAGTATTTAGAACTTCTGATGCTAGTGCTTTAGATACCACAGCTTTAACGCTTGATGGCTCAGATGCAGGTACTGCAATATTCAATCATGATGTAAAACTTGGCGATAATGGAAAAGCTATCTTTGGTGCAGGAGATGATTTACAGATTTATCATGATGGCAGTAATAGTTATATAAAAGATGCAGGTACAGGTAGTTTAAGACTTAGAGGTACAGATTTAAGACTTGAAAGTTCTGCTCTTGCTCATAACTTTATTGTTTGTGCAGAAGGTGGTGCAGTAACATTATTTCATAATGATTCTACAAAATTAAGCACAACTTCAACAGGGATAAACGTAACAGGAGTTATAACAACTGATGGTCTTACAACAAGTGCAGACATTAACTTTGGTGATAATGATAAAGCAGTATTCGGAGCAGGTGGAAACTTACAGATTCATAGTGATGGCACTAATGCCTATATAAAAGAAAGTGGTAGTGGTCATCTTTATATACAAGCCACAAATTTAAGATTCAAATCACTTGCAGGCGAAAATTTTATGGCACTAAACGAAGATGGTGCAGTTACTTCGTACTTTGATAATGCAGAAAAACTTTCTACTGCTACTGACGGAATAGATATCAAGGGTAGTGCAAGCACAACTTTTGGTCTAAACATTATAGACCCTAGTGCTACAGCTTATGGTGCACATTTTAGTTTTGATGATACTAATACAAAAGTTTTAATTGGTGGAGTAACCAATGGAACAAAAAATACTGCAATCAGTATTCCAAGAGATTCAACACAAGTAGATTTTGCTTCTAATATTACTTTGCCAGATAGTGCTTCTATTAAATTAGGAGGGAGTTCAGATTTACAACTTTTTCATGATGGTGCAAACAGTTTTATAAGAGAAGCAGGAACAGGTAATTTATATATTGAGGGTGCAGGTAGCATAAGATTTAGAGGAACTACAACACAAGAAAATTTAATAGAAGCAGTAGAAAATGGAGCAGTATCTCTTTATCACGACAACTCAGTAAAACTAGCCACAACCTCAACTGGTATTTCTGTAACAGGTGCAGTAGTAGCAACAAGCCTAGATATTTCTGGAGATGTTGATATTGATGGCACATTAGAAGCAGATGCCATAACAGTCAATGGCACTACACTTGCAGAAACTATTGCTGACACAGTAGGTGCAATGGTAGGTTCAAATACTGAATCTGGAATTACAGTAGCCTATCAAGACTCAGACAACACTTTAGACTTTACAGTAGGAACTCTAAACCAAGATACAACTGGAACTGCAGCTTTAGCGACAACAGTAACAATAAGTGCCAATAACAGTGGTAATGAAAACATATTCCCAGTATTCGTAGATGGTGCTACAGGTACGCAAGGCTTAGAAACAGACACAGGCTTAACATACAACCCTTCTACTGGTTTAATGACCGCCACAGGCTTTTCTGGTGCTTTGACAGGTACTTTACAGACTGCAGCACAAGCCAATGTTACAAGTTTAGGCACTCTAACTTCGTTGGCAGTGACTGGTGATGTTGCTGTCAACACCAATGTCCTAAAAGTAGATACTTCTAACAATAGAGTCGGTATAAAAACTGCAAGTCCTAGTTATAGTCTTGATGCAGGTAGTGCAACAGACGCTTTCTTTGTACCAAAAGGAACTACTGCACAGAGACCATCAGCAGCAGCAGGTCTATTTAGATACAATACTTCTTTAGGTAGATTTGAGGGTTATACAGACGCTTGGGGTGAGATTGGTGGCGGTGGTGCAAATACCTTTACAGTAGATAATTATACGACTGCAGACAACTCAACAACTGCCTTTACGCTAAGTCAGACACCAAACAGTGAAGATAACCTCATGGTATTCGTTGGCGGTGTATTCCAAAATCCAAATGACTATGTACTCAATGGCACAACACTAACACTTGATGAAGCACCACCAAGCGGAACTAGAATTATTGTTTACTCAGTTAGAGCTGCAGTATCAGGTAGCAATCTAAATACTGACCAATTTACCTGTAATGGCGGTAGCGGTAACTTAGGGGTCAACTTTACCCTATCAATAGCACCAGTATCAGAGAACAACACACAGGTATTCTTAGATGGTGTCTACCAACAGAAAACAGATTACAGCGTAAGCGGTACTACCCTAACAATGGACACAGCACCAACAAGCGGTGCAATCCTAGAGGTAATGACCTTTACGCAGACAGACATCAATGTACCAGTCAATGACACAATCAAGGCTTCACACCTAAACACAGATATTATCTCAGGCTTAACAGAAGTAACTGCGGTAAGTGGCGACAAGATGATGATTCTTGATGCTACCGATTCAGCACTGAAAAAGACTGACGTGAATACCTTAATGGCTACTGCAGTAAGCATATCTTCTTCTGCGGATGCAGTAGCACTTACCTTTGATAGTAATGAGAACGCTACCTTTGCAGGAAAAGTTACAGCGACAGGGGGTGCAAGTAATAATAATGATGATGCAAATATTCTTACCCTTAATGCTACTCAACACGCCAGATTGCTTGTTGATACAGCTTCAACAAGCGGACATAGAGCAACACTTGCTTTAGAGTCAAATGGTCAAGAAACTACTTTAGGCACAACAGGCAGTGCTTCTGATTTAGTTGTTCCTGTAGGTGACTTTACCTTAGATGTCGCAGGAGACATCATTCTTGATGCTGATGGTGATAACATTTTTTACAAAGCGGGTGGTTCTACTTTTTATTCAATTTCTAATGTAAGTGGAAATACTTATTTAGGTGTAGAACAAGCAGATAAAGATTTATTTATAAGAGGTAATGACTCTGATGGTGGTGGTGCTTTTACAGCACTTACCCTAGATATGTCAGAAGGTGGTCGTGCTAATTTCAATAATGATATTGGATTAAGTGATAATAGGGCAGTAAGACTTGGAAGTAATGATGATGCTGCTATTTATAATGATGGCTCAAACACATATATTAAAAATGCTACTGTAAACCAAGACATAATATTCCAAGGCAATGATGATGGTTCAGCAGGAACTACAGCACTAACCCTAGATATGTCAGATGGAGGAACAGCTACATTTAACTCTCATATTCGTCTTGGTGATAATAAAACTTTATCTTTAGGAGCAGGTTTTGATATTGAAATAACAAGTGATGGAACAGCAGGAGCGATAGCCACGCCAAATGGCACTATAACATTAGACTCTGCTGCTAGGATTGATTTAAGTGCTGACGATAATGGTGAAGTGAGATTTTTTGATGGTAGTTTACTTTATGGGCAATTTAAAGAAGACAGTAATAATTTTATTATTCAAAGTGTAATTGCAGATGCTGATATATATATCCAAGGTAATGATAATAGTACTGTTATCAATGCAGTGCAATTTGATATGTCAGAAGGTGGTATAGCTAATTTTAATGCTCAAGTACGAGTTCCTTCACAAGGAACATCAGCACCTGCATTTGCCTTTACTAATGATACAGATACAGGAATTAGTAGACCTACTTCAGATGCTGTAAATATTATTGCAGGTGGCACAGAAAGACTTAGAATTAATAGTTCTGGTGCAGCAGGTGCAGCAACATTACAAGTTAAAAATAATCGTTCTGATGCTTTTAACCACGTTCAAGAAAACCTTGTGGCAAACCTTACAAATGGAGAGACTTTATATCTTGGGGTGGGTAAGGCTAATAGTACCAAGAACACAGGTTATGTTGGCTACACATGGGATAGTGATGCTTCTAATAACAACTACATACATCTATCGCATTGGGGTTCAAATAGTTTATTCAGAGTCTATGGAAATGGAGACTACTACTTTGCAGGAAGCAACGTATCTGATAGAGATAAAAAAGAAAATATAAAAGAAGTAAGCGGAACATCATTAGACAAGATTACTCAAATACCCATCAAGTCTTTTAGGATGAAATCTACGATTATTGAAGGTGAAGAAATACGTAATCAAAAAACAGGGTTTATAGCACAAGAAGTACAACCACTATTGCCAGATGTAGTGACAGGAACAGATGGACAAGGCGATATGGGAATTGATACTGTTGGTGTAATTGCACACTTAGTAAGAGCAATAAAAGAATTAGAAGCAAGAGTAAAAGAATTAGAAGGATAACATGGCAAACACAAAGATAACATCAAAGGTAATAGCAGACGCAAACATTCTCACTGCTGCCATTGCAGATAACGCTGTCACAGGCGATAAAGTGGCAGATGATGTTGCACTAGCAGGTAACCCCACAACAACGACTCAAACCGCAGGAAACAGCACTACAAGGGTGGCTACGACTGCCTTTGTCAGTACAGCAATCTCTAACCTAGTGGATAGTTCGCCAAGTGCCTTGAACACACTTAATGAACTGGCAGCAGCGTTGGGAGATGACGCTAACTTCTCCACGACTGTAACTAACTCCATAGCTACTAAACTGCCATTAGCAGGTGGTACTTTGACAGGAAACATTGCTCATGCAGGTAATTTTAGTTTAGATGTTGGGGGCAATCTAACCTTAGATGCAGATGGAGACCACACTATATTTGCTTATGGAGGAAGCGGTGAAGTAGGTAGAGTTTCTAACGAAAGTGAAAACTTAGTTATCTATTCATTGAAGTCTGACAAAGACATAAAATTTAATGGTGTTGATAGCAGTAGCACGATTACTGCTCTTACTTTAGATATGTCTGCTGCAGGTGCAGCAACTTTTAATGCAGGTGCTACCTTTGGTAATGATTCTATTATATCAACAGCAAGTGGCAATCCCAGTATGACTGTAAAAACAGGAGGAGCAGGTAATAATCCTGCTTATTTATTAAGAGCAGGAGATAATACTGTTTTTGATATGATGGGTGTTTTTTCTGCATCTACTGATTATTGGAGAGTTGGATTTGGCACATCAGGCAGCGTAGATACAGAAGTTTTAGCTGTGAGTACCGATAAAAGGGTTGGAATAAATTATACTTCGCCAAGCTCTGATTTACATATCTTAGGTTTAGATGGCGCATCATCTGCAAAAATCACTGTACAAACAGACGATACAGCAAGTGCCAAAGCATCACTGCTTTTGATGTCAAGAAATGCATCAAACACTAATAAAAATTGGGAACTTATCAATGATGAAGGTTATGGAGTAGGTATATCAAGGACAAGTACAGGACCATATGGTATAAGAAAAATGGCTTCTACTACGACTGTAACCGCAGGAGATGGTTGGGTCACTCTTACTGGGTTTACAACCAATTCATCTGATATAGGTGGACACTTTTCAGGCGGTATATTTACTGCTCCTGTTACTGGCATTTACAGTATTGGTTCACACTTTAATTTATATGCTATCAACTCAACTAATTATTTTTTAGTAAAAGGTAATCATTTGAACAGTTCAGGTAGTGGTTTAGGGGAATACTATGTAGCACATACTGAATATACAGAGGGGTCAGGCGGCTCTCATAATGCCTATAATTATGATGCTTATCAAGCTCTAAATCTATATATGGCAAAAGGAGACATTTACAGATATGAAGCATTTTCAGGCTCATCAAATGGGCAAATAACAACAGCTTCTTACTTTTCTGTATGTTTGATAGGATAGAATTATGACTATGTTTGAAAAAATAAAAGCTGCTTGTCCAAATGTTGTAGATGATGACTTTGCTCCTGCGATAGTTGGCGGTAACGAAAAAATTGTAATTGTTAAAACAGGCACTAAATGGCAGATTACAAAATGGGAAGTCAGCGATGCACAACCCACTATAACCAACCTTGATAAGTTAGAAGGCTAATATGAGTAATACCAAGATAAGCAGTGAACAGATTATAGATGGCGTAGCTCTAGGCGGTAATCCAACTACGACCACACAGTCTGCAGGTAACAACACAACAAGAGTAGCGACCACAGCATTCGTTACTACTGCGGTAGCCAATATAGTAGATTCTGCACCTTCCGCACTTAATACGCTGAATGAGTTAGCTGCTGCCATGAACGACAACGCTTCCTTCTTTAGCACAGTCCTACCTTTGTCTGGTGGCACTATGACAGGGGATTTGATACTTGGGGATAGTGTCAAATTAGAAATAGGCTCTGCGAGTGGTGGCGATTTACAAATTTATCACGATGGGTCTAATAGTTTTATAGATGATGCAGGAACAGGAATTTTAAGAGTTCGTGGTTCTGAAATACAGTTACAAAAAGTAGCAACAACAGAGATTATGATAAAAGCTGTAGCTGATGGGCAGGTAGAGCTATATTATGATAATGTTTTAAAGGTCTTAACCTCTAGCACAGGGATTAACTTACCTATTGATGGTGACTCAATAAAATTTGGTGCTAACAGTGAAGTGCTATTAACCCATGTCCATGATGTTGGATTAGCTTTAGATGGTGCTTTAATTATTGCGGATAACGAAACTGATGATACTAATAAAGAAGGACATTTTCTAGCTCGTCAATACGATTCAGGAACAGAGACAGAAGGTTTCCAGATATTACAATACTTCGCAAACTCATCAGGCAATAGAATAGATGTAGGAGGTGCTTCTTCTCAATACAACGCTTCTACTGAAATAAACTTTTATACCGCAGCAAACACTACAACACGAACAGGCACAAAGCGTTTGAGCATAGATAGCTCAGGTAATATTGGTTTCAATGCAACTGCTACATTTGCTGCAGGTAATGGTATGCACTTTGCAGATGCTTTTAAAGCAGGGTTCGGAACAGGTAATGGAACAAGACCAGATTTTCAAATATCAGGAGATAATAATGGATTAGCTTTTGCTTGTGGAACAGGTTCAGATGATGCCGATGTTATTTTTACAACTGATGGAAATGTGCATCTTGTAGGCGGTAATGACAGAAGAATAAAGTTAAGTGATAGTGGTGTTTCTGGTGCTTCTACCTCAAATAATACAGTTCATATTCGTGGTGATAATGACAATATGAAATTAAATGCTGCTGGTAATGGTGGTTTCATATTTGAAGAAAATGGTAATGAAAGAATGCGTATTGCTTCTTCTGGATTATCCGATATTTTTAGCACTACATCTACCTTAAGATTGAGAACAGGTACATCAGGCACAAGTGGACAAGTGTTAAGTGGTTTTGAGGGAGCATCTACTAATGCCAATGGAACGCAAAGATTTGTTATATTTGCAAATGGTAATATACAGAATGCTAATAATAGTTATGGGCAATTATCAGACCGAACACTAAAAGAAAATATAGTAGACGCTACAGGCAAATTAGATGACTTGAAAAAGGTCAAAGTCAGAAACTTTAATTTCATAGGAGATGATTTAAAACAAATAGGTGTTGTTGCACAAGAATTAGAAACTGTATTTCCTGCTTTAGTAGAAACAATCAAAGATATTGATGCTAATGGCAAACAATTAGATACCGAGAGTAAATCAGTCAAATACTCAGTGTTTGTTCCTATGTTAATAAAAGCTATGCAAGAACAACAAGTGATAATAGATGACTTAAAAGCTAGAATAGAGACATTGGAAGGATAACATGGGTATTGAACATAAACGAACAACTGATATGATATATAGAACTTTAACTTTAAAAGGAGATAAAAATGGCAGAAGCTAATAAAGACGAAAGAACGCTAATTATGAAAGAAGAGTCAGGCGAAGATGTTACCTATCAGGTGGCAGACATGAATGATGAAGCCAAGATGCTTTACACCAAGATTGAGATACTTAGCAAAGAGTCACAAACTATCAAAACTAATGCCGAGTTTGGCTTAGAGAAAAACGATATATTGCAGAAGCATTACTTAGAGGCACTAAAGCCTTTACTTGATTCAGATGAGTCGGAAACTGAGGAAGTAGAGGATGCCGAGACAAGCGAAGAATCAGACGAAGAGTGATGTCGCAATAGCGTTGGACTCGCATGAGAAGATTTGTGCGATACGCTATGAGAACATTGAGAAAAGGCTAGAGTCTGGCAGTAAAAGATTTGCTAGAGTAGAAGCCATGATAATTGGAGTCTATGTGTTAATCATAGGCACACAAGTAATTGCACAGGTATTGTAATGGCAGGAATACAGATAACTACACCCCCAACACAAGAGCCGCTTTCTTTACAAGAAGTAAAAGAGTATTTGCGTGTTGAAGATTCTACTGATGAAAGACTTCTTAGACCATTTATAGAAACCGCTAGGAGAATTGCAGAGGAGCATCTAGGAAGGTCTTTGATGACACAAACACTGTCAATGTTCGTTGATGCTTATGATGAGTTAGCAGACCCTTTATGGGAAGGCACAAGGACTGGACCATATCTCAATTATTATAAAAACTATATAAACTTACCTAGAAGTCCAGTACAAAGCGTTACTGCGGTCAGTACGTTTGATGACTCAGACAATGAAACAACTATGGCAGCTTCTAAATATTATGTAGATAATGTTAGAGAACCTGCAAGAATAGTTCTAAGACAAGGTGAAACATTTCCCACAGCACTAAGAGTAGCTAATGCGATTAAGGTTGTTTATGTTACTGGTTATACATCAGCATACACAGTACCAGAGCCAATTAGAATGGGAATGATGCAACATATTGCCTATTTGTACGAGCATAGAGGAGATATGTACGAAGCTGCTGCACCAATGCCGCCTATAGTAAAAACAATGTATGCACCTTATGTTGTTATGAAAGGATTAGGCACTTCAACTTTATTAGCAGTAGGTTAAATCGTGTCTATAGGTAAGATGCGATACAGGGTTCAGTTACAATCCCCAACCGACACTACTGATGCAGGCGGTGGTCGTGCACAGGCTTGGTCAGACTTAGTAATTATATATGCAAACATAGTGCCTAAAAGTGGCAAAGAATCTTACAGACAAGGTCAAGTACAAGACGAAACTACACACGATTTTTTTATTAGGTATAGAAGCGATATAAACACTAGATACCGATTCGTTTACGAGAATAGAACTTTTAATATCAAATCTATATTAAACATACATGAACGTGATAGATTTTTGCAGTTATCTTGCACAGAAGGAGTAGCAACATAATGGCAGGATATAAAAACTTAGGTGCGTTTAAAAGAAAAATGGAAAAAAGACTAAGTAAAAATACTGATAAAAATCTTATTGCAGCACTCGCAGAAGCTACTATGGTTGTAAGAGGAAACGCAGTTACTAGTATTGTTTCAGGCAATAAATCAGGGAGAACTTATAGACGTGGTACTGTAGTGCATACTGCATCAGCGGCAGGTCAAGCACCTGCATCTGATACTGGTGTTTTAGTAAGTGGCATAACTATGGATGTAGATGTTCAATATAATAGAGTAGTGGGTCAAGTTATTGCTCATGCTTCTGATGGTGGTGGGGATAATTATGCAAAACACTTAGAGTTTGGTACTAGCAGTATGGCAGCAAGACCTTTTATGCAACCTGCATTAAATAAGTCTGCACCTAGAGTTTTCCAAATAATGAAGCGTAAAGGGTTAATTAAATGAGTCTAGGGCAATTTGCATTACAAACCAGTATTTACAGTACTTTAAGCAATGATAACAACCTTACAAGCACGTTAGGAGCATCTATTTATGATGATGTGCCACAGGGTAGTAATTTCCCTTATGTGGTCTTAGGAGAGGATTCTGCAAACGAGAGCGGCACAAAAGACGTAAATGGTACAAGTTCTACCTTGACAATACACATCTGGTCGGAATATAAAGGTAGTAAGGAAACTAAACAAATTATGGACAGAGTGCATGATTTATTGCATGATAGTAATTTGAGTGTCAGTGGATTTAATCTGATTAATTTAAGATATGAATTTAGTGATATAATGAGAGACCCAGATGGGATAACAAGACATGGTGTCATGAGATTTCGTGCAGTATTATTAGGTTAATATAATAGGAGTAAAATTATGGCAGCACAAAAAGGAGCAGCACTACTGCTCAAAATCAACACCACAGGTTCTACCTATGTAACAGTTGGTGGATTGCGTTCTACTTCCATAACTCTCAATGATGAAGCTGTTGATGTCACAAATAAAGATTCCTCAGGGAATAGAACTTTGTTGGCTGATGGTGGTATTCATTCTATGTCTGTTTCAGGCTCAGGAGTCTTTACTGATTCCTCTACTGAAACTACCCTGAAAGATGCAATGAATGCAGCAGCATTCAAAAACTTCCAAGTGATTGTTCCAGATTTTGGAACTTACACAGGTGCGTTTATGGTTGCTTCTTTAGAGTACGCAGGAGAGTTTAATGGAGAAGTTACTTATTCAGTAACTTTAGAAAGCTCTGGTGCAATAACATTCGCAACAGTATAAGGTAACTTATGGCTTGGAAGAATGTTCTTGTTAAAGAAGGTGGCAAAGAGATGCCTGCAGTTATGCAGGATGACGTTCTTGAGTTGCCGAACTTTCTAGGCAAAGAAAAAGATGAGCCAACTACCATTGTTGTAGATGGCAAGTCTTATAAGGTTGTTTCGGTATCACTTGATACTAGAGACGATATTTTAAAACTTAAATTAGAACTTCCAATGGGAAGTCCAACGAGCAAAGCTCAAGGAGAGTCAAATGGCAAATCCAATGAAGGGTCAGATTGATCTTACTTTAGGAAAAGATACTTACAAAGCCAGATTAACTGTTGATTCTATTATGCAAATAGAAGCAGCTTGTGGATGTGGAGTCATCAAATTAGCTAATAAAATGGCAGAAGGAGATATCCGAATGGCAGATATCATCTATGTGCTAACCCCTGCCTTAAGAGGCGGTGGTAAAGATATTCAAGAAAACGACATAAAAAAAATAGTTGCTGACATAGGTTTGGTCAATGCAACTAAAGCAGTAGCTGAGTTATTAACACAATCACTTACGACTGATTCAGTAGAAGAAGGAGAAGCAGAAGGAAAAAAAAAGGAGTAAGAGTTGATGACAAATTGCCCATCAAAAGATATATGGAGATATGTATGGGTATGATTGGAATGCAACCTTCTGAATTTTGGAACGCTACAGTGATAGAAATACACTGTGCCATAGATGGGTTCACTGAATTTCATAGTGGCAATCAACCAACCCCTATGTCCAAAGACGAATTAAATGATCTTATGGAGAGGTATCCTGACTGATGGCAACTACAGTAGACAGTTTAATTGTAGAGATTAGGGCAGAAACAGCAAATCTGCGTAAAGGTCTTGATCAAGTAAATAAACAATTAGATATATCCAATAAGAAAGCAAAATCATCTGTTTTAACTTTTAGAAACTTAGCTAAGGTTTTTGGTGTCATTGGTTTTGCTAGATTGGCTTCTAGTGTTGTGCAAACGACACAAATGTTTGAGGATTTAGAAGCAACCTTACAAGCTAACACAGGCAGTGCTGCAGAAACAGCACAAGCCTTAGATATGATTAAGGTGTTCACCGCACAAACCACTTTCCAAATTGATGAAGTGACCAGAGCTTTTCTTGAGTTTAGAAGAATAGGACTCAAGCCAACCGAAGAAGATTTGAGAGGTATCGGTAATGTAGCTGCAGCTCAAGGAGTAGGCATAGACCAAATAGCTCAGGCTATCTTTAAAGCAGGTACTACTTCTATTGAATCACTACAAGCCTTAGGTTTTGAAGGAAAGACTGAAGGAGACAAGATCACCTTAAGTTTTGGGGATATCACTGAAACAGTTGATAAATCTGCCGAAGGGGTAATGGGTTTTGTGAGAGCTGTAGGAGAAATTAAGTTTCCAGAAGCAATAACGCAAAGAGCTAATACTTTGACAGGTGCTTTTTCAAACTTAGGCGATGCTACTTCTTTGTTTATGGATGAAATAGGTCAAGGTGGATTGAAAGATGTACTTATAGATGTTGCTAGAGATTTAAGTGTGCTATTGGTCAACTCGTTAGAGACAGCTAAAGTCATAGGTGGAGTAGTAAGACTTGCATTTGAAAAAAGCGGTCAGGCAATAAGCACAGCATTTGACTTTGTTAAAAAATTTAAAGACGAAATAGTAGCTTTTATGGCAGTGGGCATTGCCTTGAAATTAGCCAGTATGGGTTTAGCACTGCTCAAATTAGTCAAAAGTTTGACGATTGCTACTGCTGCTATGAAATTATTCAATTTAATAATGAAGGCAAACCCTATTCTTTTAATATCGGCTTCAATACTATATTTCACAGGTTTGCTAGATGATCTAGGAAAAAAAGTACAAGATATTATTGGTAAGTTTGATGAACAACTAGGAGTGACTTCTAGTTTAAGTGAGATAGTAAAAGAGTTGACTATAGACACATCAGAATTGGAAAGCGAATTAAATGACGTAGGTGATGGTCTTGATGATCTAGGTGAAAAAGCCGATAAAGCTAAAGTGACTTTGGGCAGCGAATTAAAACAGTCTATAACAAGCACCAGTCATGCTTTCACTAATGATTTTGTCGGTGCATTGATGGAAGGTGAATCGGCTTTAGAATCATTTAAAAACTTTGCAAAAAATATAGTACAGCAAATCATAGCCACTTTTTTACAAATGGCAGTAGTTAATCAAATATTAAATGCTGTATTTAGTTTGAGTGGTACACCAAACGCTTTGCCGACTATAGGTGGTTCAGCAGGTGGAGGTACATTACAAGCAAACAGACCTATTTTAGTTGGAGAAAGAGGACCTGAGTTATTTATGCCGAACACAGGCGGTACTCTTATGAATAACATGAACTCAAGAAACGCAATGGGTGGAGGCGGAGGAGTGACTGTGGTACAGAATAATAACTTTGCCTTAGGAGTAGAAGCAACAACTAGGGCAGAAGTACAAAAGATGTTACCTCAGATAGCAGAAACTTCTAAAATGGCAGTTTTTGAAGCCTCAGCAAGAGGTGGTGCATTCAGAAAAGGATTACTAGGTGGAGCATGACAACCAATACAAATAACATAGTGACTATGCCAACTACTCCAAATTTTACAGATAGTGATTGGTCATTGGTAAGAACTATAGGTACAACTATCAGTCCATTCACAGGACAACAAAAAACCCAAGAGTTTGCTAACACCTATTTCACTGCACAACTCACGTTACCTCCTATGAAAAGATCACAAGCTGCTTTATGGCAATCATTTTTGGTCAACTGCAAAGGACCAACAAACTCTTTTAAGCTAGGCGACCCTGATGCTAAAACAAATCAAGGAACATATAATCAAACACACTACACTGCTTCAAGACGAGTAAACGACACAAGTGAGACACTATCTTTTAGTGGCAGCACAATAACCGCAGGAACATCCATCTTTGGAGGTTTGATAGCAGGAGACTTCGTGCATGTGACTGGAGCTATCAATGAAGAAAACAATGGCACACATAAGATAAGTTCAATAACAAATGCAACCACTATAATTACCACCAGTACGCTTACAAGTGAAAGTAGCACCGCAAGTTGTTCTGTAAGGCAAAATGTCTCAGGAGCTACAGGATTAGCTTTAACAAGCATAAATTCAGGCACAGGCACTATAAAAGCAGGTGATTATTTAGGATTGCTGAGTGGCAACAGTAATTCACACATGCCCTTTCAATTAGTCATGGTCACTGAAGATGCAGTCCAATCTGGTACAAGTGTCGCTGTACATACTGAGCCAAGATTGAGAAAAGATTTAACAGATGGATATTTTGTTGTATTTAACCAACCACAAGGTTTATTCAGGCTTATAGATAAAGAAGTAAACTGGAGTGCAAACAGAGCAAGTACCTATGGCATAAGTTTCAGTGTTGTTGAGGATATTGCAGCGAGTAATACATAATGGCTTCAAGAAGTGGCATAGATTCAAACATAACGAATCGTCTTGGTGCTGACCAACAACTCCTTTTCTT